ATAGCTGATGAATTGGAAAACATTTATTGGATACAGGGCGATGGAAAAGGCAAACCATTTCAGCAATATGCAGACTTTGTACGCCAGCAACAAGCTGAAATAGAGGCGTTGAAAAAGCGTCCAGCAATTAACAAAGCAGACGGATTGGTTTGCGCTAAATGTTACGAAAGGATTGGAGAATGACCACCTTCACCACACAAGACCGGCAAGATGCCGAACGAGACGGAAAATGCCAACACTGCGAAAACGGGTGTATTGCCTGTGACGCTAGAGTTTTATTAACTCAAGAAGTGTTACGCATCGGTGACGCATTGGGCTTGAAGACAACCAGCTCCGACTACAACGCCTTCAAGGTAATGGAAGTTATCAAGCAACTTATTGATGCCAGTCGACTTGCCAGCAAGCCAATGAAAAAGCGCCCGTTGACTGATGAGGAGATTAAAGATATTTGGATGGTGCGACCAGCCAATACATCAGAGGCGGTTATTGCGTTCGCCCGTGCCATCGAGCGAGCCCACGGAATAGGAGAATAGGATGATTGAAGTTAAGAAAGTCAAAGGGCAAAACGCAATTAAACCAATTCGGTTGAGCCAAGGTCAATATATGGCTCTTGTAAATATGGGCGAAGATCCAACCAAATTTATAAACAAATTAGTTGCCAAAGTAGCCAAGAAAAGACGCTGGACTTGGTGGTTTGCCAAACAGGCAAATAAATTATGAGCTTCACCATCTACCAGCACGACGGCCTCAAAGTCATCCAGTGGTTTTGGACAACCGATGAGCTCATTGCCAGTATGTTAAAACATCCACACGATAGGTACCACAGAAATGACTGAAGACGAACTGGAATACAATAGGCTGTTAGACAATTTAGCAAAGACCATTCGAGAAGGTAACTCTAAGTTAAGCGAAGCATTTAGAAAAGCTGTAGAAGAATCAAGACTAAAAAGGGAAAAAGAAAATGAAAAGCATATTTAAAGCAAAACAAAAAGAAGAGAAGATCACAACCACCAAGTACGTGGTGTACTTCAACAAGCCAAAAGAAATGCTTGACGATGTAAGCTATTTCCTGCACTCACAATGGCAAGCAACCGAGTTTGGCACACTGCATAAGGCGAGGGAATTTGCAAAGAACCAAGCACGTTACTTTGAGTGCTACGTTGCGGAGATCACACCACTCTTTAAATACAGCAACGAAACCAAAGAGGAAGAGCTATGATGGACTTAAAAGAAATCAAGCTAAAATTTGAATGCGACATAGCAACATGGCACCAACAACAAGTTAAAGATTTGGATTTACACAAAGCAATTTGTGAAGCGATTAATAAAGAACTAAATTTGTGGGGGCTAGCTGGTAATCAAACACTTAGTCTTAGAGGTGAAATAGGATGATTGACATCGGAATAGCGCTGTTGATTGGCTTTATGGTCGGCCTTTACATCAAACCAAAAGACAAAGACCTTGTAGAGCAACAAAAAATATACGACGAAAAAGTAAAACAGTTTGAGCAAGATATTATTTATTATAAAAACCTGTGCAAATGGCACGCAGAAAGGAAACAGAATGGCAATTAAAAAAGAAACCGTAAAGGTCCCAGCAATTAAAGAAAAAAGCGGTAAGGTAATTCCAGCACCATCCATCGCCTACTCACACGAAGAGATTGAAAAGAAAGCTGGACGCAAAAAGAATGAAGACAAGCGCGGATTCTTGTTATCAAGCGGTGAGTTTGCTGGCCGCAAAAAAGCAGCCAAAGTAGCAGAGAAGGCTGGGGAGGTGCCAAAGAAAGTGGGAAAAAAGTTGCACTCCCACGATCTGCGAGAAGCGATGGGAGTAGCGAAAAAGAAGCTGAAATAAGGAGAGGCAATATGGTTCCATACGACAACGGTAAGGTGAAGATTGGTATCTACTATCAGCCACCAAAATACGTGGAGTATGATAGCGATATGTTACGTTTGCAATCATTCCTAATTGGTGACCCAGACAGGCTTCGTCGTGAATACTGGTATAATGTTGCCTATAAATTAATCATATTGCTTTGTTTAATCATCATCATTCTTGTTAATAAATGACACCTAATTTTGTAGCCGTATCAGGACTGCCAAGAGCTGGCTCAACACTACTGTGCCAGCTTCTTAGTATGCACCCAGAGATCCATTCCGAAGGGCGCTCTTCGCCTTTGCTTAACGGCATGGCGGCTATGCGCAAACAAATATCGGGCGATACGTTCTTGTTGTCGCAAATGGATAATAATTTTGGTGATACCTACGCGCATCTTAAAAGCGCAATGACAGGATACTTGCGTTCTTGGTATCACAACAGCGGTGACAAGAAGGTAGTGATTGATAAGAACCGGGGATGGTTACAAGCCATCGAGCTTTTGACCCATCTTGCCCCCGAGGCCAAAGTGTTGGTGTGCACCAGAGAGTTAACGCAGATCATTGGTTCAATCGAGGCCCAACACCAAAAAACTATTGCGCTTGATATGACTGAGACTGTGCCGCATAACGACAGAGTGAACAGGGCAATCGCGTGGATGGATAAGAAGGGAGTTGTCGGGAACGCATTGATGTCAATTGATGCGCTCAGTGATTTACCTAATGAGGTCCGCGACCGAGTGTTAATTGTGCGGTTTGAGGATTTGTTAGGCGGCCCACAAATAACCATGAGCTACATTTTTAAATGGCTTGGGTTAGATGAATATGTGATTGATGTAAATAATTTGCCAGTGATGTCTAGTGAGAGCGATAGCCACTATCGGATGAAGTACTCGCACAAAACATCCACCGCAATCACCGCGCCCAAGTTGCACATTGTTTCAGATAGATTAAGGAAGCAGTTACGAGATAACAACGATTGGTACTATCAACTCTACTATAAAGAATTTTTATGAAAAAATATAACTACTACAAGTTAGACACAGGATTTTTTAACGCACCAGTAAAGTTGTGCTTTGGTGTATCTGCGTTTCAAGAAGTGTTGCATGATGCCGGATTACGCATCAAAGAGATGCCACTAAACGATGGTATTGCAGAGACGCACTTCATTGATGATGATCCAAAGAATTCGTTAATCATTGTTATTTTTGATTTAAACGACTGCAACGTAGATGAAGAAGAGCAATATCTTTTAGGAGTAATTGCGCATGAGTCTGTGCACGTAGTAGAAAGAGTATTTCAGTACGTTGGAGATGCAGATGAGGCGGGGGAGGAGACACGCGCCTATTTAACAGAACATATTTTTAAACAGATCTATAAAGGCGTTAAAGATGAATTTGGAAAAAGAAATAGAAAGGCGATTAAACTCCTTAGTAAAATCAAACCGGGGCTTGACATACAAGTGGATATCAACAGTGACGGGAGTACCGGATCGAATAATAATCCTGAACCAAAAACTGTACCTAGTGGAATTAAAAACAGCTACCGGAAAAATATCCGCTAGACAAAGTGTAGTTTTTGACGAGCTGGGTGAGGCAGGTTTTCCAGTTCATGTACTTCGGTCTATTGATGATGTAGAGGATTTTATTTGTGATGCACTCCGCTAAAAGAAAACACATTGGTTCTTATTTAAACAACGCAAAATCAAGAGCCAAAAGAGACAACGTACCATTTGATTTAACTATTGATTATTTAGAATCTATTTCAACTGATGAGTGTCCAGTATTTCACACACCGTTTGATTGGGGCGCCTCTGGTTTGGGTAAAGGCCAAGCCAAAGAGTTTGGGCCAACATTAGATAGAATTGAACCAGAGAAAGGATATGTGGAAGGCAACGTGGCGTTCATATCATACAAAGCCAACCGCATAAAAGACAATGGTACAATGCAAGATCATTACGACATAGCCGATTGGATTTGGAACCACATACATGCTAAAGAGAAGTCAGCTTCATCCGTATCAACAAAACTTGATAGCCATAGCCAAGCAGACGCCAAACGTCGGGCTGTTCTTGCCGCCCGGCTTGGGGAAGACCGCGACAACTCTAACCATCATTGCGGAACAGTTTAAAGGCTCAACATTAATCATAGCGCCTAAAAGGGTAGCTGAAACAGTATGGGAAACGGAAACACAAAAATGGGAACATCTGAAACATTTAAAAGTAGCCAAAATACTTGGAACACCACAGCAACGGATGTCAGCGCTAACCAGCTCCTCGGACATTTATTTAGTGAATTTGGAAAATGTTTCGTGGCTAACGGAACAGGCTCAGATGAAGCAGTTCAAGAATCTAGTGATAGACGAGAGTAGTCGATTCAAGGACCCAAGCACAAAAAGATTTAAAGCTTTAAAGAAATGGTTAAAAGGCTTTCAGAGACGTATTATTCTCACAGGTACACCTACCCCTCAGGGACTACCTGATCTCTGGTCTCAGGTGGGTATATTGGACTTAGGAGAGCGTTTGGAAACTAGTTTAACTAAGTTCAGGGATAAATACCTACAACCAGATCAAATGAATCGGCATACACATGTTATTTACAGTTGGAAATTAAAAAGTGGTGCGGATAAAGATATTAACGATAAGATTGCGGATATTTGTTTTAGTCTTAAAGCTGAGGATTATTTGCAGCTGCCTAGCTGCACTTCGCTTTATCACAAAATTGAAATAGACAAGAACGTAAAGGACAAATATGACCAACTTAGAAAAGACATGGTCGTTGAGCTCAAGCAGGAGCGTATCACAGCTCCGACAGCGGCGACATTGGCGGGCAAGTTACTCCAATTCACCAGCGGCGCAATTTATGGCCAAGATGGAGAAACACAGGAAATACACCGTTCTAAGTTGGAATACCTTGAGTCGATCATGGAGGAATCTTCCTCGCCAACGCTGGTCTTCTACCACTTTAAACATTCGCTCCAAAGACTGCGTCTCATGTTCCCGCAAGCTGTGGTCTTGGACGACNACAACATTGAGGCGTGGCGTAACGGCNAGATTCGTATGCTCCTCGCCCATCCCCAGTCNGGGGGAATCGGGCTTAATTTACAGTGCAACNTTGGTGACACAGCACAAACGGTCTGGTTCGATTTACCATGGAGCTCAGAGAACTACATCCAAGCCAACGCACGTATTTACCGCCAAGGGCAAGAAAAGCCGGTTATTATACACCATCTAACGGTGTCTAATAGTATCGACGAACATGTAGTAAAAGTATTAGAAGGAAAAATTTCTCAACAAGATGCACTCTTAAATGCACTAGATATTTCGTAAAATGGCACACAAAATAAACGCAGTTTCTCCCCGCTTATCTGATGAAGACATTGATCCGATTGAACAAGACGATCCTGAGCATCAGAATACTTTTCCAATTGACGATTGGATGCCTTGGAACACAGAAGATATTGAAGACATTCGTAAAATAATTAACGACAAGATGCCTTCAAAATCTAAATTTGTGTTAGAATCGTTTTTAAATGGGCTCACGTTTTTTGACGTTGGAGTGACAGAAAAATACTGGAGATACCATTTTAATAAAGGTGTTGAATACATTAAATTGGAACTTAAACTATGAGCACATTTGTAATAGAACACGTATACAAAGGCTATCCACTGTTTGAAACAATCACAGGGGTAGAAGATGTGGATTTATCCATGTATGAAAAACTGTTGAGCCTTTGGGTTTGTGAAACACCGGAAGAAATTGAAGCTGTAGAAAATGAATTGAGAAGAAAACATGCACGATCCAGTAAATAGTCCACGACATTACACAGCACACCCGAGTGGAATTGAGTGCATTGATGTTACCAGACACATGAATTTTAACCTTGGCAACGCAATTAAATATATCTGGCGCGCAGACCTCAAGCACGATGCTGTGGAGGATCTGCGTAAAGCTGTTTGGTATTTGCAAGACGAATTGAAAAAGCGCACAAAGATTTCTAGTGCGGATCCGGAGTGCGGAAAATGATTGAGTTTATTTTTGTAAGCCTTATTTGTGTAGGCCCTAAGTGCGATTTTGTGGTTAGTAATCAACCAGTTACGCAAGAAAAGTGCATGAAATTTAAAGAAGAATTCCTGCAAGTAGCAGCTCAACCCAACGTAACCTTTGCTGCAACGCAATGCGTTCCTACAAAACAAAAGGATATGATATGAAAATTGAATTAGATCCGGATATGTGTGATAAAATTGTTGCGGCAACTTTAGTTGCTACATACAAATCACTAAAGAACGATATTAAGAAAGCCAAAAAGAATCCCAACCATTACGCTCCAGAAGATTTGGAAATGTACGAGTCTGTGATTGAGGGTTTAAAGCTAGTTGGTCCTTGGTATGTTTTTGATTGGGAAGGTAAGATAAAAAGCAAATGAAACTATTTTCACAGTATGACCGTTTTGAATTAGAGCAAGACATCATGAAAGCGTGGAGTGTTGTCGAAATGATTGATGAATTGGTTCGCCAACATTTAGATCGTCCACAAGGCGCTTTTACTGAAGACGAATTAGCTAATCGGTTGGAAGGCATCAAGTACGTCACTGAAATGAATTTTCAGCGTTTGTGGGATGGTTTTGAGGTGATGCTTAAAAACGGCCAGTTTGCAAGAATTGGTGAGGCAGTACCAATTACCGATGACGATAAACTATTTGAAATTTTAACCAAAAAGAAAGGCAGTAAAAAATGACAGATACAGTAGATACACAAGTAAACCCCTTAGATGACAAAATTTTAACTTTGCAGTTTACTGTTAAAGATATCAACGCTATCTTAGGTTTGTTGGGTAATTTGCCATTTGTTCAGTCTGTTGGCTTGATTAACGCAATCCAAGCACAATGCACTCCACAAGTACAGGCACTCCAAGCCAATAGTGAAGAGACATCAGCAAATGGATAACTTCATGAGGCAGTTTCTAAAGCATAGAGGCTTTAGTAACGACATGATTAAAGCTGTAGAGGAAAAGACAAAGCGTACCAGCCAAGAAAAGGAAATGGAAGATCGCCTTGTAGCCGAAGCTATGGCCAAAAACATGATCAACGAAATGATGCCAATGTTCAGAAAGCATCTTGCAGAGCAGCAAAAGGCTAAAGAAAAGCCAGTTAAGAAAATTATTGTTCCAGACGACAAATAGGGCGGTTTTTAGGTGGTTTGTGCATTAGTATAAATAGGGAGTACAACTCGTCGTGAGACGCTTGGAAACCCATTTACACACTATACACACAGGAGAATCACATGAACCCATTTGAATTACGCTTTTCTATTTTCAACACAGCCAAAGACATCCTAATTAAGCAACATGAAGCTAATTTAGCGGCTTGGGAACTGCTCAACAAGGGTGCCAAAAAGGCAGAAGAACTAGCCCCTAAGTTTCCAACAGTCGAAGAAATTGTAGATAAGGCTATTGAAATCAATAAATTTATCAGCGAGTCCAGCGTTAACGAGTTTACCAAAGTGGCTAAACGTTTAACTGGCACTACTGTAATATTCTAAACTTTACAATCATGGGCGGTTAACTTTACAATCGCCCATTTTTAACTTTACAATTATGGCAACTAAACCCGGACTATACGCAAACATCCACGCTAAACAGGAACGCATCAAAGCTGGCTCAGGCGAGAAGATGCGCAAGCCGGGTGCCAAAGGTGCCCCAACCGCTAAAGCATTCAAACAATCTGCTAAGACAGCAAAGAAATGAAAGACTTTAAGACATTACCTAAGATGGCATCTGGCGGTTCTGCTAAACATGACAAGCCAATTGCAAAGACAACAACTGGTAAAGGTCGTCACTATCTAAGTACCAGCGAAGGCGCTGGTATGACAGAGGCTGGTCGTAAGGCATATAACGCCAAAAACGGCAGTCATCTAAAGGCACCACAGCCTGAAGGTGGATCACGCAAAGATTCATTTTGTGCCCGTATGAGCGGCGTTAAAGGTCCAATGAAGGACGAAAATGGCAAACCAACAAGAAAAGCAGCAGCACTAAAAAGGTGGAAATGTGGTAGCTAAAAGGTCATCCCCAAAGAAAAAACTGTTTACAGAGGAAATGGCAAACGTCATTTTGGAACTCGGTAAGCAGGGTGCATCCCAAAAAACGATGTATGCAGCTATTAACATCAGCAAAGCGACAGCGGCAAAATGGAAGAAAGAAGACCCATTTTTTGCTGAAACAATGGATTTGGCCACAACTTACGGTCAAAGCTATTGGGAGATGATGATGTTAGCTAACGTCGAAAACAAAGCTTTTAACAGCCGTATTGCCGAAATTGCCCTTCGCGGACAATACCCAGACGACTACAAAGATAACCGCGAAATCAAAGCGGAGATCAAACAAGAAACCAAAATCGACTTTAACAAAGAAATTGCTGATTTAATTTCCGCCCTAAAAGTCTAATTATTTATTTTTTCAGTTTTACCTAAAAGGGGGCCTTGCGCCCCCTTCGTTTTTGCATTATTATATATAGACTAAAAC